GGCTCTACAAGGTAGAATGGAACACGGTAAGATTTCCTTAAATAAGGGAAATTGGAATAGAGACTTTGAATCACAGTTGTTAGAGTTTCCTACAAGTGGAACACACGACGATATGGTGGATAGTCTCGCGTATATAGACCAAGTTTCAGTTGCAGATTTTATGCACACTATAGATATTGATGAGGATTGGCAACCTTTTGATGAAGTAGCTGGATATTAATAAAAAGGATATAAATGGCAAATTACGATTCAGAAAACGATTATAGAGCTTTATCTCAATGGCTTTCCGGTAGACTAGAAAACTGGAGAAACCATAGAGACAATAACTATTTAAAGCAATGGGACGAATATTATCGTCTATGGCGCGGTATGTGGACCACAGAGGACCAAAACCGCAGGTCAGAAAAGTCTAAAATTATTACTCCTGCCCTACAACAAGCAGTAGAAGCTAGTGTAGCAGAGCTCGAAGAAGCCACATTTGGCAGAGGAAAATGGTTTGACATACAAGATGATATGTTAGATCAAAATAAACAAGATATAGAGTATATACGAAACCTCCTACAAGAAGATTTAGAAGGAGCAGGATGTAAAGATGCTCTATGTGAGGTATTTCTTAATGGTGCGGTATATGGCACAGGTATTGCTAAGATTATTACCGAAGAGAAGATAGAGAGAAGACCTGTAGAAGTCCCTGTAGAGGGAACACTTACAACAGCACGTCAAATAGAAGACTATGTTAGTGTAGATGTTAAAGTAGAAGCGGTATCTCCTAAAGAATTTATTATTGACCCTAGTGCTAATACTATTAATGAGGCATTAGGAGTCGCTCACGAGGTATATAAGCCGAGATATGTCTTATCTGAGGGTATGGATAAGGGTATATACAGAGAAGTCGATATATCGGCAGATACGGACGTCGTACAGGTAGGATATGACCCTGAATATATCCAAAAGGACGCTTCAGACCAAATTAAAATCTGTGAGTATTGGGGTAAAGTGCCTAGAAAGTTCTTAAACTCTAAGGTTGACACAGATGATTTTGAATATGATGAAGATGAGCTAGTAGAAGCTGTAGTTACTCTAGCTAATGACTCTCATATACTAAGAGCTGAAGAAAATCCGTTTATGATGGTCGATAGACCGTTCGTAAGTTATCAGCACGACATCGTCCCAAACATGTTTTGGGGTCGAGGGGTCTGCGAAAAGGGCTATAATCCACAAAAAGCATTAGATGCAGAAATGAGAGCTAGAATTGACTCTCTAGCATTAACTACAACTCCAATGGTAGCCGCAGACGCTACTAGACTACCGCGAGGCATCAAACTAGAGGTGCGTCCCGGTAAAACTATCCTTACTAATGGAGACCCAAGACAGGCTATTATGCCTCTCACATTAGGTCAGACCGACCAACATACCTACAATCAGGTTGCATCGTTGCAAAATATGATTCAGATGGGTACTGGAAGTGCTGATATGGGTGTTCCGGATAGAGCCACTTCAAGTGGTATGTCTATGATTCAGTCTGCAAGCATTAAGAGGCAGAAACGCACTCTAATGAACTTCCAAAATACATTCCTTATTCCAATGATTAATAAGGCTATGTGGAGAAAAATACAGTTTGACGTAGACAGATATCCTGTTACTGATTATAAGTTCGTCCCTTACTCTACTATGGGTATTATGGCTAAAGAGCTTGAAATGCAGCAAATGGTACAAATGCTCCAGTCAATTCCGAAAGACTCTCCAGCTTTCAATGTCTTGTTGTTAGCTATCTTTCAGAACTCTAGTATCCATAATAGAGATCAAGTGGTACAATCACTTATGCAAGGCTTCCAGCCTAACCCTGAGCAACAGCAGATGCAACAGATGGCTCAAGAACTGCAAATTCAGCAGTTACAAGCTGATATACAAAAGACATTAGCAGAAGCACAGGAAGAACAAGCTAAAGCTATGAAGCATCAAGCAGATGCAGGTTCTTCACAGCCACAGAATGAGCTAGATGTTCAAGAAAGGATTATGGGGCTACAGAAGAAAATGATGGAACTAGAAAAAATGAAGGCTGATATTGAAAAGCAGTATTCAGAGACAGCTAGAAACATACCTGAAATAGAACACCTACAATCGGAGACAGCATTAAATTATGCAAACGCAGCTAGACGACCAAACTAAACAGTTTTATAGAGCTAGGCAAGATTTAATAGAGCAAGACGGATGGAGAGACTTAGTTGAAGAACTAAAAAATCTCGAAGAAATCTATAATAAATTAGACTCAATAGAGTCTGACAAGGACCTTTGGTTCGCTAAGGGTCAGTTGTCAATTTTAAGGCAAGTTATAGCTTTAGAATCGACAACTAAACAAGCGGTGGAAGAACTAGACATATAGCCCCACCATTTTTTAACTTCATAACCCAAATGGGCGGAGAATAACAATTATGAGTAATATAGTAGTGGACGCTGAGGCGCAAGTACCAGCAGATGTAGAAATTTCTAATGTAGATGACAGTACGATAACAGACACAACAGCATCAACAGCAGAAGAGATTATGGACCAAGTAGCTGAGGCAGTAGATGCCCCGGAAGCAGAAGAAAGTCCTGAAATACCTTCTAAGTTTGCCGGAAAGTCAACACAAGAAATTATAGATAGTTATACTAACCTCGAAAAAGAACTAGGTCGTAAGGCACAGGAAGTTGGAGAGCTAAGAAAATTATCAGATAGTTTCCTACAAGCTGAAGTATCGCGTAATACGCAAAATCCACAAGATAACACTCCATTAGAAACTAAAGACAATGATGTAGATTTTTTCGATGACCCTAATAAAGCGGTCAACGATATGATTGAAAATCACCCGAAGTTTCGTGAGTTTCAACAGTTTCAAGCTCAACAAGCACAAGCTGGAGCTGAAGCAAGATTGAAACAAACACATCCTGATTTTACCGAAGTCGTACAAGACAAGGCATTTCAGGAATGGGTACAAGATAGTCCGATTCGTATTCAAATGTTTCAAGCGGCTGACGCTTATAACTTTGATGCGGCTAACGAGTTACTGACCAACTGGAAAGACAGGTCTATGATTAGTAAGACGCAAGAAGTCAAAGAAAAAGCGGAAGTAGAAAGAAAAGAAGCGCTTAAAGCAGGAACAGCAGAATCGAGAACATCTTCAGGCTCAAGCAAAGGAGGTAAGACGTTTAGACGTGCTGACCTAATTCGCTTAAAAATGGAAAACCCTAGTCGGTATGAGTCATTACAAGATGAAATCTATGCGGCTTATGCTGAAGGTAGGGTTGTTTAATAAAATGCTAATATGACTTATAGGAGTTAATTAAAATGGCAAATATGACAATCACGACCGCAGCAGCGTTCATTCCTGAAATTTGGAGTGATGAAGTTGTTGCGACGTATAAAGCAAACCTTGTTGCGGCTAATCTAGTTCGTAACCTAAACCACGCAGGCAAAAAAGGCGATACTATCAACATCCCAACACCGGGTCGTAACGCTGCAAGTGCCAAGGTTAAAGACGCTACTGTTACTTACGTTACTGATACAGCAACTAATACACCAGTAGTTATTGACAAGCACTTTGAATGGTCAACTCAAATTGAAGATATCGCAGAGCTTCAGGCGTTGACGTCAATGCGCAAGTTCTACACAGACGATGCTGGCTACGCTCTCGCGAAGCAAGTTGACTCTCAAATTATTACTGACCTAGATGGTGCTTCTGCACTAACTGGTGGTAATGCTGTAATTACAGGTGTAACAGATTGGGATGCTTCTATCCTAGTAGGATTGGAAGCTCTTAACGATAACGATGTTCCTCTAGAAGGTCGTTCTCTAATTGTTACTCCTTCTTGTATGACTGCCCTAATGACTGAAGAGCGCTTTACTGAGCAGCAGTTCATTGGTGATGGTAATGCAATTAAGACAGGTAAAATCGGTCAAATCTACGGCGTAGACGTTTATATGTCTACTCAAGTAGGTACTGGTAATACTGAGAAGGCGTTCTTATTCCAAAGAGACGCTCACGTCTTAGCAACTCAGCAAGCGGTTCGTACACAAACACAGTATAAGCAAGAATATCTTGCAGATTTATTTACTGCTGATACTGTTTACGGTACTAAGGTTATTCGTCCGAGTTCTATCCAAGAACTTACGTCGTAAGTTTAACCACGGAGCTCTCCTCTTTATGGGGAGAGTTTCACATTAAACTTAGGAGATAGAGTTATGAAATTAAGTAGAAAAAAGAGATGGGCTTTAGCGGTATTACGAAGAATTAGGAGATTGTAAACAATGGCTATTGATAGAGGTTACGGAATTGCTACATCATCAGTATTAGCTGACAGTTATGACTTAGATGCTCTAATTGCAGATACTGAAGCTGCTAAAGTTGCCGCACAAACAGCGCAAACTAACGCAGAGACAGCAGAAACAAATGCAGAAACTGCAGAGACTAATGCTGCCGCTAGTGCTACAGCAGCAGCCGCTAGTGCCGCAAGTATAACAGGAGATGAAGCATCAGCAGCCGCTAGTGCTACAGCAGCCGCTAATAGTGCAACTGCAGCAGCTAGTTCAGCCACAGCAGCAGCTACATCTAAAACTGGAGCAGACACGGCTAAGACAGCAGCAGAAACTGCAGAGACTAACGCAGAAACTGCAGAGACTAACGCGACTACTCAAGCTACTAACGCAGCAACTTCAGCTACTAACGCAGCTAATAGTGCTTCTAGCGCTTCTAGTTCAGCATCTACTGCTACTACACAGGCAAGTGCTGCTTCAACGTCGGCATCAGCCGCATCAACGTCAGAAACTAACGCTTCAAGTTCAGCGTCAGCAGCCGCTACAAGTGCAGCTAGTGCCGCAGGTTCAGCTACAACAGCTACTAATGAGGCGAGTACAGCAACTACAAAAGCTAGTGAAGCATCAACTTCTGCTACAAACGCAGCAGCTTCAGCCACTACAGCAACAACACAGGCTTCTAGTGCTTCTACAAGTGCTACATCAGCCGCCGCAAGTGCAGCCGCAGCAGCAGCCTCAGCAGACTCATTCGATGATACATATTTAGGTGGTAAGGCTAGTGATCCTTCAGTAGATAATGATGGTGACGCACTAACAGAAGGCGATATGTACTTTAACACTACTTCGGATAGAATGAAAGTCTATACCGGTAGTGCTTGGACAGAAGTATCAGTAGACCCAGCAACAGTAGTAACTAAGACATCAGCTACAGGTTCAGGTGCACTCCCCGCAGGTACAACAGCACAGAGAGATGGCTCACCTTCTGCTGGTTACATCAGATTTAACACAACAGACAGCAGTG